GCTTTCAGGCCCGGACGCCCTCCAGCTTTACGTAAAAAGCCTGAAAGATGCCGGTGTCAGCCAAAAGGATATGACCTTCTACATGGAGGCCATTGCCTCTGACGCAACCGCATTGCTCCCGCTACTCCGGGACAACGGCAAGGAAATGAAGATCCTTGGCGATGAAGCGGAGCGCACGGGTAACGTATTTTCTGATCTTGAATTCAAGCAGCTGTTGGATATAAAGCGCGGCCTTGATGAGCTGACCGGTGCGGCCACCGGAATGAAAAACGAAGTCGTGCTGGGTGCCCTCCCGGCGATCAACGACCTGATTGATCTGCTTTCCGACGAATCAACAATGAAATCAGCGCAGGCCCTGGGCACTGCCGTTGTTACCGCGATGAATAAAGCGGCCCAGGCCATTGACGGCACTATCAAGATAACTCAGTTCTTGGCAGAAGAGCTGGCGGCCATGACTGCCGGGGCAGCGGCTGACGACATTGTGAGGCTAGAAGACGAGCTTGGCACCCTGTACTCCATGCTCGATAACCCAACAAATAGGGTTCGCTTTTTCGGCAAAGATGGCGCCGTCGTCTATTACAACAAAGACGAAATATGGGACATGATCGCGGAGACGGAAAACAAGATCGTCAATTTCCGCAACAACATCGGCAAAGGCAGCCGCCCCGCGCCCCTTCTCGACCTTGTAGATCCGCCCGAGCCACCTGATACGTCAGGCGGAAGCGGCGGTACCGACACGTCCGGACGTGACGGCCTTGAGGAAGACCTCGCCAAAAGACTTGAGACCTTAACCACACATTTTGAGACTGAGAAGCAAACAATACTTAGAGCTTACGGGGAGCGAGACGAAGAAATTACAGAGCTTAGAGAGGCTAGAACTATAAGCGAAATGGCCGCGGACAACTTCCGATTTGAAAACGAAAAAGAAAAAATGGAAGCCATGTCTGAGCTTCGCAATGAGGCGGCCGAAAAAGAAAAAGAAAGAATGCAGAGTCTCGTCGATGCTGAAGAGAGGGCCGCGAAAAAGCGTGAGGATGTTGAGAGATCAGCCCAAGCCGCTATCGGATCTTTGCGCAGTTCGACCGTGCAGGCAGGGATTGGCCTCCTTAACGTCTACTCCGGGGAGCACAAAGCCGCAGCTCTGGCATCCATTGCGATAACCAAAGGGATGGCCATTGCTCAGACGATAGCCCACACGCAGACGGCAGCAACGCTAGCCTTTGCGAGCCAGCTAGTACCTGGAGACCCCACTTCTATCGGCCGGGCCGCCAGCGCAGCCGCCAGCGTTGAATTTATGGGCGCCGTAAAAGTCGGGCTTATTGCTGCAACTGGCCTTGCCAAGGCCTACCAGGTAACCGATGGTGGCGGCGGATCAGTGGGCACTGGCGGAAATTCTTCAAGCGGCACCAACCCTCCGGTTACATCACCCTCTGACCCTTCCTATTCAGACCGGATAGAAGACGACCGGCGAGGCGTTCAGATTATATTTAACGGAGACGTTAACGGGCTGGACGCCGATCAGATCTCAAGATCAATAAAAGACCACCTGGACAGCACCGATTTTGTTCTGGTTGAGCCTGCGTCTCGGAACGGTCGCGCCCTGGCGGGCAGGTAATGTTGAGCAGGCCCTGCTAAGCTTCCGAAAAACCTCGGAGGTATTGAATGAAATTGTTAATGGCTTTTATTGTAGTCGCGCTTTCGGCCTGTACGACAACTGCCGGGAAGCCTCTAGACCAGAGCTTCATCAGCAGCATAGAAAGAGGCGAGACCACGCTGGAGCAGGCCAAGCTAGAGTTTGGTGAGCCGGCCTCCATAACCCGAACCGCAAACGGGGACGTCACCATGAATTGGGGATACGCAAAGATCAGCGGCATGGGTAGCATGGAAAGCGAAGGAATCGATATAACCTTCGGCCCAGACGGCCTGGTAAAGGACTATAAATACCAAACCTACAACCCCTAGACCAATCGACCAATTAGCCCCGACACAGATCGGGCTTTTTTTGGGTGAAATATGGCAACCATAATCTTCTCAGCAGCTAGATCACTCCTGCCCGGGCACTCCCTTGGCGACCAGGTGGCTTTCGTGCTGCCGCTGCGCACGGCAAACCGAAGCCCCAAGCGAATGATCCGGGAAGCGAAAAGCCTGTCCGGCCGCCGGATGACACGGCTAATGCACCGTGAAAACCAACAAAACTTCCAGACCCCGCCTTTCAAAGACGACGCACTCAAGGCTCAGGTGATTGAGTTTCTGGATTCCGTAGCCGCCGGCGAGACCTGGACGCTGGACGTGTACGGCACAGAAGCAATACCCGACGATCCCAGGGCCTACATCATTCAAGGCGACTACGCAGAAACCCGCGTGGACATCACCGGATTCTGGCAATACAACTGGCAGGCAGTAGAAATATGAGAACAGATACCACTGAATTTTCCCAGTACAACCAGTCCGAATCTCAGGAGCCTGTGTTTGTTGTTGAGGTGGCCTTTGATGACGCCGGCGAGGATGTCATCTATCTGACCAGCCATGCCGTGGATGGGCTGGCGGGTGAAATATTTGAGTCGGCGCTAACGGACATCTCCGGCACCACTCAGAAGATCAACCCAGATAAGGCGCTCTCCGAGATCGGCGCCCTTTCTTTCTCCGCCCTCGATGACGGCCTGACCACAAAGCAGCGGGCCAAGCTGAACGCTGGCCTTGGCTTGCGCGGCAAGCGTGCCCGGTTCTATGTCGGGTTTCAGGGGATGGACTGGTCCACCTACACCCTGGTGCAAACCCAGATCATCCGCAGTGCCAGTTATAAGGATCTGGTTTACTCCTGGAAGTGTTCCGACATCCAGCGCGAGATGCGCAAAAGCGTGTTTGAGGTCAAATCCACCGCACTGGCGAGGACACTGGAGCCCGGCGATACCGAGGTTGAGGTGTACAACACCACCGACTTCCAGACCGTTAAGCAACCGCCATCCCCCTCCGGGAAAACGGACGCCCCCGGCCAGAAAGTGGGGTACATCATTCTGGAAGAGGACAGCCAAAAGGAAATCATCCGGTACACCGGCACCACTTCCACCAAGTTCACCGGCTGTACCCGTGGCGTTCTGGGTACCCGCCCCATTCGCGTGGAGAAGTCAGACGACGAAGGTGCGGACAACGCCCCAAAGGTTGAGGAATACGTTTACCTCGAAATGCCCGCACCCATGCTGGCCTACGCCATACTGACTGGAAGCATCTACGATGAGCCGGGTGAGACGCTGCCCGATCACTGGCACATTGGTATCGCGCCGGAATTCATCCGGACGGCGGACTATTTCAAAATTGGCGAAGATCTCTGGGACTTGTCGAACCCGGATCTCGGGCTGTCCGCCCGCATAGCCGGTGTCACTGACGAAGACGGCAAGCAGTTCGTTGAAGAGCAGATCTTTCTTCTGATGGGCTGCTACGCCCCGATCTATGCCAATGGCGAGATAGGTCTTCGCAGAATGACCGGGGTACTTTCGTCTGCCAGCACCTCCCGCACCCTGGACCGCGATACTGTCGCAGGATATGGATCGCTTGAGCATGATATGGGAGCGATCATCAACCGGATCGTTATCAGTTGGAACTGGGTGGATCAGCGAGAGGAATTCACCCGTACCAACCTTCTGATTGACCAGAAGTCCATCGACACCCACGGAGACGCAGATCTGAAGCAACTGGAGTTCCGGGCCCTTCACGGCTCCCGCCATTCCTATAACACCCTGAGAAATCGCTTTGATGCCCTGCGTGATCGTTACGCTGGCCCACCGCTGAGGCTATCCCTGGAGCTTATGCCGGACCAGAATGATCTGGAGGTCGGTGACATCATTCGCCTCCAGCTGAATGAGGTTGAGGACTACACCGGCGAGATTGTCGGCATTGACCGCGCCTTTGAGGTCCAGCAGGTAAAGGTCAACTGGAAGACTGGCCGCGTCGATGTGGAGTTGTTTGGCAGCTCCCAGAAAGCGGAACCCCTGCCCCCTGAGCAACCAGGTGCCGCTCTTCCACAAAGCGTGTACGCCACGCCTGGCGCAACCGAGATCAACGCTACGAACTTCCCCGGTGCCGTCAGCTCCTCCGGCGGGATAACCAGCATCACTGCCGACATCAATCTTGCGGGATCGGACAACCTCCGAGACTCCACGGCAATTTATTACTGCCTGGAAGACCTCACAATCAATTCGGGCGCGGCAGTCACCGTTAACAAGAACACCCAGCTGCGCGTGAAAGGATTCCTGCAGATCAACGGCAAGATCGATGGCCGGGCCCGTGGCTGGAACGGCGGGCTAGGCATGAGCTTTGTGCCGGGCGCTGACGTTGAAGATCTTGAAAACAGCCTGGCGACGCTGTACCCAATTAATACTGGATACATTGGGCGAACGGCGGGTGGTGGTGGCGCAAACGGCTCTGTTGGCGGTACGGAGCATTTCTTAGGCACAACGCTGATCGAAAAGTTCGTCACCGATCCCCGGAACCGAGGGGAGAACTCATCGGCCCGGGAAATAGCTTTAGAGTTGGTCGGAGAGAGCCTGGAAGGGTTGCCGACAAACCTCATTGGGCAGCCGGGCGCTGGCGGCGGCTCGGTCGTCCAGTTTGAACGTGACATTACCGAGGTTCCACGCCGAACCGGCATTGATGGCCAGCGAGCACGCAAGGTGTTCGGACCCCAGACATTTCAGCCCCAAACCCTGTCGTACGTGCGATATAGCGGCCCCGGAGGCGGGGGCGGCAAAAGCGGGGCTGGCCTGTTTATTCTTTGCAGCGGCTCAGAGCTTGGCGCTTCAGGAGAGATTGATCTTTCAGGAGAGGATGGCCAGCTTGCCGAAAACACTCCGGCCACTGACCGCTATATTAATGTCACTTCATATTATGGGGGACGCGGGGGCGGCGGATCTCCTGGTGCGATGTATGTGGCGGTGGTCGGCGCAACGAGCAACCCTCCCACTCTTACCCCTTCAAATTCATATTTTTTTACGGTGACTCTTCCCCCATTCAGCCTGATCTCACGATTATTGCTGAGGCTGGGAGTAATGCACAGGCTGCGCAATTAAGACAGGGGCCAGTCAGCGTAACTGTGAACGGGGCCTACAACGACCAGCCAAGGAACAACACAAACGATTATATAACATTCACCAGAATCCAGTTTCTAAATGGCGAGATCGCCCCGGCCCCTGACCTTCCAGAGTATAGCGAGAAGCCAGCCGCCCTCACCGTTACCGAAGCACTGAACACCCCGAAGACTCCCAATGCCAATATCTCAACCCTGGAGGTCTCTG